ATGAACCAGACCAAGGTCATTCACGGCATCACCCTGAAGCCTCGTGTAGAGGTTGCGCCGCGAAATGCGATCGATCCGACGACTCCTGAAGGTCGTGATCGACTGATGGAAGCAATGCGCGTGATTTTCGAAGAACATCGCGAAGTCTTCGAAAAATTGGCTAAGCGATGATGAACTTCTTGCGTGGATTCCTCAGCGGTTTGGCGGGCCCGGTAAGTCTCTTTTCCGAGCCGCGCCGTGTGCAGCCGGTGAAGATCGAAATTAAGAAACTGCACCGGTCGATCGCTGATCCCGTCGAGGCTATGCGCGCTGATTGGCAGCAGGTGGGAGACGACCTGCGCGCTGTGATGGGGTCCAAGATCGGAGAGAATGAATGACGAAACGAAACCTGTTCGCCGAGGTCAGGGACGGCATGGATGCGCTCGCTGCAGGGCGGGGCGGGAAGTCCGTAATCGAGAAAATCCCATACAAGGACTATCTGATAATCGTCCGCCTCGAATTGATGGAAGGCGGGGGCGCGAAGATTCACAGTCAAACAATCCAGAAAGGCGAGTCCGGTACGCCATACGAGGTGGCGGTAGATACCAACGTCACTGGCATGTACCGGAACGAAAGCGAGGCTATCTCTGCCGCAGTACGCACCGCTCGACCCATGATTGATGAATTCGCGAGCGGTAGGTCGTCGCTTCCTTGAGCATAACCATTAACGCGCGGGGTTGGCGCCGGTCAACTGCTCACATTCCTTCCTTGCAGCCTCCCGGCGCTGACCGATGTATAGCGCCAGATCTGCAATGTGAACGCCCTTGGCGGTCTTCTGTGACTTCTCCATCCGCACGAGCGGGAGGACAATATCGCCGGTCGAGATTTTCCGGAGCAACTTGTCGGCCTCGAGGTGCGGAAAGTAGTCGCGGCACACGACGTCGATGGGGATGATCGCTCGAGCTCCGTACTGGGCCATGAGGACGAAGGCGGTGTTCATTGGCCCTGACCTAATCTGCGAGACATCTCGCCGTACTCGTCGGCATAGACGGCAGTGGGCTCGACAAAATATCGGCTGCCGATTTTGATCGGTGCCGGCACGATCCAACCGCCTCGGCGCCAGTTGTACAGGGTGTTTCTGTGCGGGGCATGTTCACCGAAGACTAGCTTTGCCCATGCGTCGAGAGGAATCAGTTTCGGTTGATCAGTTGTCATCTCTCGTCTGTCCGGTATGAGGAGCCAGTAACGCGTCAACGCTTTCCGCGGTGATCCTGCTAGTGCGGTGTCCGAGACTCATCTTCGTCAGCCTACCGGCGTCTACCAGCCTGTACACCGTAGCCCGTGAGATGTTCAGCATGGTCATAACGTCGCTGATTCGGTACAGCCGAGGTTTGAGAATACTCATTGAACAGGTCTCCTTGCGCAGAGGGCTAATCCTACAACGGACCGAGTGAACGGCAAACGATCACATGGCAAGTCCATATCAGCTAGACCACTCGGCAATTTCTAGTGCGCTTTTCGCGTATCGGTAAATTCTCTTGCATTCTCCCAGGCGGTTGTCTATCCTTTGGGTGTCGCTGATACAACAGCGACCGGGCCTGGAAACCCGGAATAGCGTAGGCGGACGACCGCCAAATGGCGGTATTTTTTCGTCCGTAGTATCATCGCTCGCGCCCTTTTCTGGGCGGGCCATGGTGGGGAGGCGCTCGCGCCTGCCGGTTCCTACGTTCCGGTTTTCCAGCCCTGCCATGTGCCTGCCCACCCCGTCTGGAAACGTGGTGGCAGGCTCTTACCAAACGTAGGAGTTCGTACCATGACCGCACCCATCAGTTCACATCCTCCCCCTTTTGTCCAAGCTTCCAGATCGTCAGATAAACCGGCGTTCTGAGGGCATCTTTGGCTGCTGATCGGGCAATTGACCATCGCTCGCAAGCGGAAAAATAAGTTGAATCACACTACGTCGCCAAACTGGGCCGACGTGTGCATTGACAACTAGAGGGGCATCACCATGGACCGTGTATCTATTTCACAAAATCAGGAATCCGAAAGAGATAAAAAGCTCGCGCGATATAGCGACGCAATCAATGGCATCGATTGTATGTGCCAGACTCAGCTTGGCCAGATCGATGCGATCATCATGTCGACGCTTCGTGCTATGGAAACGCCGGATTTCTGGCGACATCCGCTCGCCATGAGGGAATCACTTGGTCTGATCCAATATCTCGCCGGGGACTTGATGAACTTTGTGAACGCGACGGCAGAAATCGAGGGTTGCAACTTTGTGGACGAGGTCGGGCGCGCGCGTGAAATGCGTATCCTTCAGGCCGCCCGTGCGATCCAGGAAACGGGAGCCAATCATGTCTGAATCGACAATCGATAAGGGCCCGATTCCTCTCACGGCCGACCGTTGGAGGTCGGATGAGGAGCCCGAATTCAGCCGCATCCGCAGCGCCGCGCTGGCCGACATCAACAGGGCTTCCCGCGGCATCGCATCGATCGCGCGGATCTTGCACAACTCGATTGGTGACGACATCGACGGTGTAACCCGCAGCAGCATCGACAACTTCACAAAGCAGAACCTGGCCGGCGCCGTCGAGTGCATAAGCGATTTCATATATTCACTCCTCGAGGAGGAGGCCGCCACGCAGTCGATGATCGACGGATTGCATAAGGCCACGTCCGCAACTGACGGTGTGAAAGCCGAATCTGAGCGTCATGGTTCGTGAGCAGGTAGCATATCTTGGCAGTCAATGGGCAACATTCTCGACAGAGCCACTTGAATTGGCTCTGTCGAATCTTCATCGGGGCATGAAGGTGGACTATATTCATCGAGCATTCGTGGTCCGACGGGGATCATCAAATTCGGTCGACCGCGACGCCGAGTTTAAGGCGGCGGTGTTCGAACGACGACTGGTGATTTACATCGACGAATGGGACAACAAGCGAACCATGGAGGCTCGCGTGTACGGAGCCACGCCAGGCGGGCATGTCCTCATCGGGTTTCAGATCGATGCTGACCGCGGCATAGTCCCGGCGCAACTGTGGAAAGTCGTCGACGACCTCGACCGAGTCGTGATCACGAAGGATGTGTACGAAACGATCGAGCGCACGGTACCGTCGCAGTACGCAGGACATCTCGTTCGTTTCGATGCGGTGTCGTCGGATACCGCGCTGGATCTGACGAAGCACGCTGCGGACGGATATTAAGAGTTGGAGAAAAAATGACCGTTCCAAGTGAAGACGCGTTCAAGTTGGCGATGGAGAGAATCGAAACATCGGGGGCCAACTATCTGCGGCCGGCTTTCAACCGCGAGATGTTTCTCCACGAGAACCCGAAGACGGCTAAACAGCTAATCGAGCTTGCTCTTCACGCTCGAAGGAAATCGTTCGCCTTGTTCAATGACGATGAAGTTCTGTCATGGCTGATCGAACAAGAGCCGTTCCGACGCGTAGAGCAGAAATTCTGGGGAACAACTGACGCAGGCGATCCTGACGAACGGTCTGACGAGCGACGGGTAGAAAGGCACTATGAAAACTTTCATAATGCCGCGCAACTAGATACCGCCAGAGGAAGAAGACGCTTTGACGACCGTCTCGATATGCTCTTAGGGGGACACGTGCGGTCGTACTCTGGGTGGCTGCTGAGGCTAGTGTCGGCTATCAGAGAATACCATTACGGCAATTCAGCGACGAGAATGATCGCCAACAGGCGACAGTATTTGTCAAAAATCAGGTCAGCAATTGTCGGCATGAAAGCGGTTCTTGATCTTACTAGCGACCCTTCGATCACCAACCGATTCTCCACCCTGACGGCGTATGCAGACGAGGGACTTCAGCTAATTGACGCGGACTTTTACAAAAGGCTTCAAGTCTTGCAAGCGATGGAGTCGACCGATATTGAAACCATGTATCCCCTTGAGCGGCTTGATAAGACAGCCAAGGAGAGACTGTTTGTCTTCCGCATGATGCGTGCGAACCATTTGGTCTGGCATAAGTATCGTCCTTCGGACATCTACGTCTTGATGGAGCTGGAAGGATTCGAATATCCCCAAAGCGAAAGAAATATACAACGTCTGTGCGCTGAATTCGACGTTCATTGGCGACGCTTAAACGAAGAAATTACGGCGGTTAGTGTCGCGACATTTAATTCGGTAAACGACAAAACTACCACCGTTACAACCGAATAGCTCTTTCTGTACCTTCTAGCCATACACAACGTTTCCCAAGAGGGGACCAGTATGGCTACCAAACAAACCGATGACAACCGTCCCGCCACCCTGCCTTTGGTGGGCCGGTCCCGCTGGACGCAAATCCAGCCCTTCCTACCTGTCTGTCGCGAGACGTGGCGCACCATGTGCCGAGAAGGCCGCGCACCTAAGCCCGTTCGCCTGAGCCCGCGTTGCACGGTCTGGGATAACGCGCAGGTTCACGCCTGGCTAGCTGACCCGCTTGGCTACCGCGCGGAGTAACGCATGCGTACTCTGCTCAAGCAAGCCATCATGGCTGCCTATAACCACGGGTTCTTGCCGTTCGCGGCCGTGTCGCCGTTGATCCATTTTCTGGGTCTGGAGGCTTCCTGATGAGCCTCGAACTGCATCCGCTTTGCACGCTGTTTCCTCGCCTCGAAGGCGTCGAGTTCGAGTCGCTGAAGGCTGACATTCAAGCAAATGGCCAAATGCAGCCAATCGTCCTGCACGACGGGATGATCCTCGACGGCGGCAATCGCTATCGTGCCTGCGTCGAGCTCGGCATTGAGCCGTTGATCGCCGAGATGGATCTCGGAGACTACGATCTCCTGTCCTACGTGCTTTCGGTGAACCTTCACCGCCGGCACCTTACGCCAGGTCAGCACGCAGCAATCGTAGCTGCAGCGACGAACTGGCTTGAGGCTCAAACGCACGGCGGGGACCGGAAGTCGGACCAAAGTGCAACGTTGCACTTTGAAACGACCGCTGATCGGGCAGCCCAATCCGGCGCCAGTATCCGCACGCAAAAGATGGCCGATAAGGTCGCTAAGGCGGACCCCGAACTGATAAAGGATGTCGGGCACGGGAAGATCAGCCTTCCCAAGGCGCTGAAACAGGTAGAAGGTAAGGATCAACCTGAGGCAGGCACGAGCATCGATTCTTCGCGTGTCGATGTCGCTGAGGAGTCCCTATCGAACCCGTGTGGTATGGACGATGCCGAATTCGAAAATTATCTCAACGGCCTGCTTGCGCAGATCGAGAGCCTGCAACGTGCCAACGACGCGATGTCAGCGACCGACCAGGGGGCAGAGATGATGAAGCACGTTCAACTGCTTCTGAATGCCGAGAACGCTCTGGCCGCTGAACGTGAGCGCGGTGTCGTCCGCGAGAAGGCGTTGCGGTGGTTCGGCAACCAGTATGCAGAGCTTCGCAAGGTTCTGAACGTCAAGAATGATCGTGACGTGCTGCCGGCGGTGAGGCAACTGTTGGAGGAGGCAAAGTGAGGGCGCCGACTCCTGAAGAAGTGGCAGCTTTCGAGCACTTCGGTCTTCGTCAGTATCAGATCGACGCGGTGCTGCGAGTGAGTGATGCCTATCGCAATGGCGCGAGGAACGTGCTTTTGTGCGCTCCCACTGGCGCCGGGAAGACCCGCATTTCCGCATGCGTTGCCTATCTCGCGTCGAACAACGGTAAGTACTCCCATTTCGTTGTCGACCGTGAGAACCTGGTTGATCAGACGTCGCGGACGTTCGATCAGTTTGGTGTCTCACACGGAGTCGTCCAGCAGAAACACTGGCGGTACCGTCCCTATGAGCGCGCACAAATCCTGTCGATACAGACCGTGATGCGTCGCGGCTGGCCAGACGATCCACAGCCAAAACTGGTGATTGTCGACGAATGCCATACCGTGCACGCTCCGACCAAGAAGCGGCTTGCCGCAGGCGATGCTCGCGGCCTCGGTCTCACGGCGACTCCGTTCACCAAAGGCTTGGGTGAGATCTACGACGCGCTGATCAACGTCGAGACGACGAATCGCCTGATCGAGCAGGGCGCCCTGGTGTCGTACCGGATCTACTCGCCGTCCCAGCCGGACATGACGGGCGTGAAGATCAATGCTGGCGAATGGGAGCAGAAGGAGGCGACTAAGCGCGCCCTTAAGGTGGTGGGCGATTGCGTCTCGGAGTACATCAAGCACGGTAACTCGCAGAAGTTCATCTGCAGCGCTATCACGGTCGACCATGCGCGCGAACTCCATCGCCAGTTCACCGCCGCCGGTATCCAGTGCGTAGTTTACACGAGCCGGGAGACGAAAGAAGAGTGCGACGAGATCGTCGGTGAATTCAGCAAACCCGATTCCTACATTCGAGGATTGATCACGGTTTCCAAAGCAACGAAGGGCTTTGACGTTCCCGATGTCGGCTGCGTGATCATGTGCCGGCCGCTTCGTAAGTCCCTCGCTGATGTTATCCAACTGATGGGCCGCGGGCTCCGTACAAGTCCCGAGACCGGCAAAACAGAACTCATCGTCCTCGATCATAGCGGCAACATCGAGCGCTTCTGGGACGAGATCAACGAGTTCTTTGAAACCGGCGCGGTAGAGCTCGACGACGGTAAGAAGAAGCCCAAGTCCGAGAAGAAAAAGCCGAAGGCTGAAGACGTGATGGTGAAGTGCCCGCACTGCTCGCACCTTCATAAAGCACGCCCTGCCTGTCCGAGTTGCGGTCACGAGTACCCGAAGCGCGCAACTGTGGAGCATGTTGCTGGCACGCTCGAGGAAATGCTGGCCAGCGGTAACCAGCGGAAGCTCACGACGGAGCTATGGCCCATGGTGTGCCATTACGCTCGTCTGAAAGCCACAGACATGCAACTCGCGAACAAGAAAGCGTACGCCATGTACAAGGAACTCACTGGCGCATGGCCGAAGGCTGATTTCTTCCAGACCATCCCAGTCCTGCCGACTCCAGAGGCCGCCAAAAGGTTCGTCAACATGGACAAGCGGTATTGGATCCGGCAACGCGCCATGTCGAGGAAAGCGGCATGACGTTCGAGCAGGCAATGATTGCTCACGGGCTGATTCCACGCCAGATAGTCGCCGACGGCAAGTGGTATCGCTGCCGGACCGTCGACAAGCCGCGGAAGATGAACGGCGCATACCTGCTGTGGCTGAACGGGCAGCGAGGTTTTTACAAGAACTTTGCCACCGACGATGACTATTGCGAATGGCGGTCCGACAAGCCTGTCGCGATTGCCGATCAACGTGCCATGGATGAGCGCATCAAACGGCTTCGGCAGCAGGAAGCGGCGGCGCGCGCACGGGCCATCAACCGGATGCGCGAGCACTGGGACACGCTTCCAATCCTGACTGAGTGGCACGCCTACATCGAACGCAAGGGATTGTCTCTGAGGGGCTGCCAAGGCGTCAGGCTGGAGGGAGATGACCTGGTGATCCCGATGTATCGCGGCGGCGCGTTGGTGAGCTTGCAGAACATCACGATCGACGGCCAGAAGCTATACCGGAAGGGATGTTCTACCCGTGGTGCGTCTTTTGTCATGTCGCGACCGGGAAGCACGATCACATGCTTCGTCGAGGGATTTGCCACCGGCCTGGCTGTCTTTCAGACGGTCACCAATGCGTCTGTCGTCGTGTGTTTCGACGCACAGAACCTGATCACCGTCGCCCAGGACACAAAGGTCCGCGGGATGGCTGTCGTGTGCGCAGACAACGACTGGGAAACGCAGCGCGACAGGGGCATCAACAAGGGCGTAGAGAACGGCAGGAAAGCCGCCGAAGCGATTGGCTGCGGTATTGCCTACCCCGAGGGCATCCGGGGCACCGATTGGGCCGATGCACTGCAGGAATGGGGCGATCGCGGCCCGGCAAAGGTTCGGATGCAGATCATGAAGGGGGCACGGCTCGTCATCTGATGCAGCAACGCACCGCGCTGGGCGGACACGGTTTAACACCAGCGGCGCGGGAAGACTCGGTACTGGGGGATAGGTCTGAAATACCGATAAGGGTGGCGAAGCTAGCGCCCGAGACCGAACGGCTGGCGGGTCATGCGGCTCCGGACGGGAAGCATGTGAAGGCAGACCTGGGATGGGCTAGGTCTGCCCACCAAACGGGAAGGATCGTAGGGATGTGGTGTAGGGGTTGAACAACAGGTGCTGGTTAGTACCACTGAGGGCCGGGGACGGCCAAATTTGCCCACGAAGGAGGGGCCATGCAACAGGATGACCAGAAGTCATGCAGTCGTGGATGGGTAACGACGTTCAAAAAGGACCTATCTCGGTTCCTTGCCGAACCGTTCTACACGACGAACCCGCTGTACGTCGCACAGCACAAGGAATGGGACTGGCAGGAATGCGACTTTGAGACTGCCGATCGTGAAACGCGGCGCCAGTCTGGCTATCCCACGGACGGCGACGCCGCATAAGAGGGCACCATGGCCACGCTAAGGGAAATCTACCGGGAGAACTCGAGCACGCGTGCGATATGCAAAATGCTCGACGGCGGTCCGCTGACACAGACGCAGATCTCTGCGGCGGGCGACATCACCAACGGATGTACGTGCAAGTGCCTCAAGCTTCTGATCGACGAAGGCTACGTGACGCGGGGCCCGCGCGCGATGAACCGGCACCGTACATCAATTGGTCCGCGACCGTGGACTTACGTCAGGACCACCAAACCGCTGCCAGAGACCAGAACGACGCTTCCGGCTGCTCCGACGGCAAAGGAACTGTGCGACATCATGAACAGCATCATCAGACGCTCCATGAGGCTTACATGAGCCAGGAAAAACTCATAACCTGATCACGTCTCCATAGCGTGTGGTTTGCCCGGTTCGCCGGGCTCTTTTTTCGATGAAGCCTGAAACCGTCCTGTGTCCGAACTGCGGCAACGAATGGCAGATCCCGCTTCTGGCGATGGTCAGGCAGCGCTCGCCATTGTGGTGTCCTGCGTGTTTGAAAAGGGCAGATGAGAGGCTCGACGAAGCATTGCGCAGGTATCCAGGAGAGACCTCACGCATACCGGCCCGGCAAATCCGGGAAGACTGACAGCTTCCGACCGGTGAGCTGCCCTGTCAGATGGGCCGGTAGTCGTGAGGTAACCGCAAATAGCCGACGCGGTATAGAAGAAAGGCGAACGGGGGGCCATAACCCAGCCCTAGCGGAGAAAAGGATCTGGCAACAGATTCGGCGTAGCGCCTACCGCGATAAACGTACCGAACTTGGCGAACTTGAATGTGAACGCCTTGGAGCAGATGGAAAGGTCACCGCACACGGGCGCGACAGTCTGCTTAGGTTAGATAAACCCAACGCTACCGAATTTCCTCAAATTGAGGGCATTCGCTTCGGGTGTGGTGCTTTAGAAGTGGCCACGCTCCGGTTATGCCACTTGCAGCGCATGCCGGAGCCCGCCGGAAAGACCTCGTTCCCCAGGCGCATTGCGCAAGATCCGACGCCTGTAGTATCGTCTCCAGCCCGCCACCACGGCGGATTCACGTAATGGAGACCATATGAGCATCGATGTAGAAAAGCAGGCAGCAGAAGCAAACTGGGTCAGGGACGTCAAGATGCTGGTAGAGAAGTTGAACGAATCCCTTGGCAAAGTCCCAGAGGGCGTAGACGTTTCGGTCGACGCATCCAAAGGGATTCACCTGGTCGGCGCGATCGATCTGTCGACCGCCAAGGAATCGTGGCGGATCGAACTCAAGGCCACGAAGACTCAAACGCTGATCGGATAGTTCAGTGAACCGGCGCGTAGGCAATCTCGCCTACGCCCGTCGTCTCCATCCACTCATCACGATCCGCGAATCCAGCCACCTCCGCACAGTGGTCAGCCAGCTTTTCCAGCGTTGGCGGAATAGCCGTCGTCAGGTAAGCCAGCATCGCGCCGCTCGGCGTGAAGATCGCGTAGGTCATCATCGTCAGTCTCCAGTGGGGATGTCTGAGTGTCGGATGATTTCCAGAGCAGTGCACAGCGTGACATGGTGTCATGCTGACCGGCGGATTGCCGGTTACCGATGGTTGCCCGCAACAGGGTCAGAGATAACGACTCTGTTGACCCCTGATCAAAGGGGACGGCTAATTACCGCATCCTCCGGTATTCGCCGACGGCATCCACACATCCGCGCAACGCTCAGCAGCAACTGACCCACTAAAAGACGTTCTGTCCAACGCATTCTCACGCGCACGCACGCGCGAGGAAAGGCTCAACGGATGGTGTGAAGATAGGAATGAATGCAACAAATGCTCCGCTTTCGGGGCCCGTGAGCGCCTCAGAAATACGCTCTGCGGCAGTCGGCAGGCCCGGTGCCCGCCGCTATCACTGCCTCGCGAGGACACGCTGCAGTTGCACGAGCGACCACTCGCTGCCTCGCGCCGTCCTGACTCCAAGGCGGTTCAGCTCATCAACCATCGCGCGCTGGCTCATGCCGGCAGCCTTCAGGCCGGCCAGCACGTTGGACAGCGATGCTGCGAAGTCATCAGCCGCTCGCTGACGGGCTTCGATGTTGGGCCTAAGGTTGGCGGGGCCGGTCGAACCTAGAACCACGCCGCGGGCCTTGGCGGCGCGCAGTGCGTCTTTCGTGCGCTCACTGATGCGCTTCGCCTCGTGTTCGGCAAATGCCGCCATGATGTGGATGGTCAGCTCGTTTGCTTCTGGCATATCGACGGCCACGAACTTCACCTTCGACTCCATCAGGCCGCTCACGAAGTGCACATTGCGCGCGAGGCGGTCGAGCTTCGCAATCAGCAGGCGTGCGCCAGTCTTCCGGCACAGGTCAAGTGCGGCGCGCAGTTGCGGCCGCTTTGCGAGTGCATCGGCACCTTTGCCGGTCTCAGTCTCTGTGAATTCTCCGACGAGCTCCCACGAGCCGCCGTTGAGGTATCGCGTGACGGCTTCGCGCTGAGCGTCAAGGCCGAGTCCGGACATACCCTGCCGAGCAGTCGATACCCGGTAATACGCCACGAATTTGCCGTTTGCCATTTCGCTTTCCCCGTTTGACAACATTTCAGTACGAACGTCCAATGTGTAGTCATGATAGGTGAAAAGGACGAGGATGCATAGGAATTCCCGTGAGGGAATCACCCTGGTCGGGATCCTGCGAATGGCGGAGAGCCTTTGCCAGAGCGGCTGAGCGGGCAAATTCCGCTAGCCGGCGGTGCAGTCGATGCCTGGCAATGCGAACGATTCTCAAACTCGGGGACCACGCCACTGCCCCCGGACCCGGGGTGACAAAGTTTGCAGACCCTCTCTCCAATCCGCACACAGGAAAAACACCGATGATCCTCCGCAATGGAGGATAGGCATGGCCCTGACGAACGCTGCGTTGCTCACATCGATCTCGGAGGACCGGGCGCTTGGCTCGGCCATGCTGTTTCCGCATCGTCATCCGCAGGCTTCACCGGCGTTCCACATTGAGGTCATGGACCTGTGGAGATGCGCCGATGAGTGGGTGTTGATCGAGGCATTTCGGGAAGGTGCGAAGTCTACGCTGTCGGAGGAGCATCTGCTGATCGAGGCGTGCTTCGGAAACTTCGGGTACTGCCTGATCATCGGCGAGACGTACACGAAGGCGTGTCAGAGGCTCGAAGCGATCAAGTTCGAGGCGACGCGCAACATGCGTCTGCAGAGCCTCTTCGGCAGGGTGAAGCAGGCTGGCAGGGTGTGGAACGAGCATCAGATGGAGCTCGCCAATGGGGTGTTGCTGGAGGCGCACGGATGGGAGGAGGAGTTCCGCGGCTTCAAGTGGCGGGACCTTCGACCGGATCGTGCGTATCTCGACGACATCGAGAACAAGGAGCGGGTCAAGGACAAGGCATCGGTCGATGCGTCGATGAGGAAGCTCTACCTCGAACTGATTCCGGCAATGGACAAGGTCAGGGGAAAGATTCGCGTCACCGGGACACCATTGGCCGAAGACTGCATGATCACACGCTTACGAGAAAACCCGGACTGGACGTCCCGCCGGTATCCGATCTGCAACGGTGACATCGACGATCCTGAGACTGAAGCGCTGTGGCCCGAGCGATACCCGATGGACTGGATTCGTCGCAAGCGTGACGAAATGGAGCGAGCCGGTCAGCTTCGCGGCTTCATGCAGGAATACATGCTGATGGCGATCGGCTCGCAGGACAAGCCCTTCGAGTCAGACCAGATCCGGGAGATGGCGCTTGATCCCGCTCCGTGGATGCCGAAGGTCGTCATCACCGACCCCGCCCGGACGGTGGATGTGAAGAAAAGCGACCGCACGGGCCGCGTGGTGCTGAGTCGTCTGGGCACGACGATCTACGTTCATGCGTCGTCCGGCGAGTATTGGAAGCCGAACGAGATCATCGACGATCTGTTCTCGACGTCCCAGCGGTTCAACGACGCGGCTGTGGCAATCGAAAAGAACTCGCTCGACGAGTGGCTGCTCCAGCCTATGCGCGCGGAAATGCTACGCCGCGGAGTAACGCTTGCTCTCAAGCCACTGTCTGCTCCCCAGGATCGTGACAAGGAGCAGTTCATCATGGGCCTCCAGCCGTTCTTCCAGGCGGGCGACATTGTTCTGGTCGGCGGGAGAAGTGCGCACCCGAAGCTCGTCGCCGAGATCCTGAATTTCCCATCTGGCAAGCGCGACATTCTGAACGCGCTCGCGTACTTCCAGCGTGTTTTCTCGGGGGCGCCCGTGTACGAAGAATTCGGCGAATGGAACCTCATCGACGGGTATGAACCGTCGCAGCGTCACGCCATGGCTTTAGCCTTCAATGCCGCCGGCGCGGAAACCACCGCGGCCCTCATCTGCATCGAGGGCGAAAGGATGGTCGTCGTTGCCGACTGGATTTCTCCGGTTCCTCCTGCCCAGGCAGTTCCGGACATTGCGCAGCTCGTGCGCGCGGCGTTCCCGCGTGCGCGCGTAACAGCATGGCTGCCGGCCGATGTACTCGATCAGTCCGACCGCATGCCGATCGTGCCAGCTTTGCGCGCGGCAAAGATGCATCCAATGCGCGGAGGGTATATCAACGTCTCTCGCGGGGCTCTTTCGCCGATGATCCGCACCGAGTCACGAGGAAAGAGGCTGTTCCTCGTCGATTCAGGTGCGACGCATACGCTCAACGCTCTGGCCGGTGGCTATAACTTCCCGGTGAATCGCACAGGAAATAAAGATAGCCTCCCTGAGACTGGTCCGCACCGCACCTTGATGGAAGGTCTGGAGTCGGCCACTTACGTGATCTGCTCGCAGCACAACGACGTCATTCCCGACGGCGTTCACACCGCGGTTAATCCGCAGGGCGCGAGCTACATGACTTCGTTACCCAGGAGATAGCCATGGCTGTTTCGAAAACCGTTTCGCCCAAAGCGCCTTCGCAGAACCCGACCTCGTTCTACCAGGGCAAACAGCAGGGCGGCGCCCATGGCAAGCCCGAGCGCGTGCCCGAAAAACTGAAGGGCGGCCCGATGCGCGAAAAGATGGGCAGGAAGGGGCTGTGATGAAACGCTACGGCCGCGGCGACGCGGGTAAAGGCCAGAACCGTTCAGAGTCGAGGGATGTGAACAGCTTTTTCGGCAAGACGCCGAAGAAGCCCGAAGCCGACGACCGTCCGGGACGCACGCCGCGCGATCGCAACACCGGCACGCGGCTCGCGAAAAAGCTCGCGGGCAAGGTGATCGGCTGAGATGGCCCGCAAGGCGAAAAAGAAGGACGACAAGCCCGCAGTCGAAACATTGGACTCGCGGGCTATCGACGCTGATAAGAGCGGCGAGGATCTGGAAAACTGGGCCGACCAGCCCGATTCCGAGGCCTACATCGAGGCCGGCAAGCTCTACGAGAAAATCTCGAAGTGCTTCCAGAACAAGCAGGAGCAGATCGACCAGTGCGAGGAATTCTGGTCGATCTACAACGCTCAGCCCGACGAGAACCAGCAGTACTCAGGCAATTCCCAGTGCTATATCCCCGCGGTGCGCAACGCGATCAACGCGCGCATGAAGCGCACGCTCGCGCAGCTTTTCCCGGCGAATCACAAGCACGTCAGTGCGACTGGTCCGGATGGAAACATGCCGTTCGCGCAGATCAGTCTGCTTGAGCACTACATCCGCCAGACGAAGCTGAAGGACATCGTTCGCGCCGATCTGATCGCCGGCGATGTTACGGGCCAGTGGAACCTCTACATCGACTGGACGAAGAGCTACCGCAAAGTCACCGAGCTTGTTCGGAAACCTCCGATCCTCGAAGACAGCCAGATTGGTGTCGAGGTCGAAGACGTCACGGTCGATGAAGACGATTGGGAATGGGAGAAGGAACAGAAGGACGTCATCGAGGAAGGGCCGGACATCGTTCCGTTCGCGACCGAGGACTTCGCCGTCTATCCGCCTACCTGCAATGACATCCAGAAGGCCACAGCCACCGCGATCAAGCTGCGCCTGTCCAGTGATGCGATCCAGCAGTTCGTCGATGAAGGCGTTTTCGTGGGACACACCGCGAAAGACATCATCGACCGGATGGCGCAACCGGGGCAGGGAAAGGAAAAATACGTCGCGCCCAAGAAACGTACAGGCGACGCGGGCATCCGCACCGAAGGAACCTACAAGTACGCGCTGATCTATGAAGTGCACACGAATCTCGATCTCGGCAACGGAAAAGAGCCGTGCTTCGTCTATTACGCGGGCCAGGAAGAGATTCTTGGCATTATCCGCAATCCATTTTGGTCTGGGAAAAGGCCGATCCTCTCGGCGCCCATTGAGCGAATCCAGGGATCGGCTTTCGGCATCTCGAAGATCGAACCGGTCAAGTACCTCCAGTGGAACCTGAACGACTTCTGGAACATGGGTCAGGACTCGGCGCAGTACAGCCTGTTGCCGATCACGATGGTGGATCCGCTCTCGAACCCTAACTACCAGTCGATGGTGGTCGGACTCGCCGCGGTGTGGCTGACTGACCCCGCCAAGACGAAGTTCGCCAATTTCCCGGCGATCTACAAGGACGCGATCCCGCTGTGCGAGAACCTCAAGCAGCAGATCAACGAGTCGATGGACGTCAATGACGCCATGCTCGGCAAGGCTCCGACAGGCCGGAAAAACCAGGCGCAGATGGCCGCGCTCACCGCAGCGCAGGAATCGAACATCATCGATAACGCCAAGCGTTACGAAGAGGTGATGCTTAATCCGCTGCTCGAATGGATGTTCGAGCTCGACAGGCAGTTCCGCACCGAAGAACTCACGGTTCAGGTGCTGGGCGAAGTGGGGGTACGTGCAAACCTTCAGGTGATCCCGCCGCAGGCGTTCGGCGAGCGCTATTTCTTCGGCTGGTGTGGAACCGCCTATCAGCAGAATCTTCAACGAATGCAGCAGATGATCGCGACGATGAACGTGCTGCGCGGAATCCCGCCGCAGCAGCTCGATGGCCGCCGGCTCAATATCGGTCCGATCCTGGAGAACCTCGTCGAGCAGGTGTTTGGCCCCGAAGTCGCGCCGCGCATCCTGATCGACGAGCGCAATCTGTTCCATGTCGATCCCGAAGATGAAAACCTGATGATGCACAACGGCCTCGCCGCGGAGATCCATCAGGCCGACGACGACCGTCGCCATATCGCTTCGCATCTGCAGGCCGCTCAGCTCACGGGAGATCCCGCAGGGCTTTTCCGCGCACACATCCAGCAGCACCAGCAGGCGATGCAGGCAAAGCTCCAGGCGCAGATGCCGAAACCGCAAGGGCAACCGGGTGTTCCAGGTGGAGCAGGTCCGGGTGTCGCAGGTACGCCGCGCATGGGGGCACAACCAGGACTTCCGAGACCGCAGGGTCCTAACGGCATGATCCACGCAGATCAGATGGCTTCGCCAACAGGAGGGTCACGATAATGGCCGACCAGTTCCAGCTCACGCAGTCTGTTCTGCAGATTCTCGGATCGATGGCTGATCCGGCTTCGCTCAAGCAGGCTCTTATCAGCCTGGCAACGCAGACGCAGATCTCTCTCAATACGTTGTCTACGCAGGCGCAGGCTCCTTCGGGAGCCGCGGGCGGCGATCTCGGCGGGACATACCCGAACCCGACCCTTGCGAAGATCACCAACGCGCTGACGTCATACGGTGGCCTGACTCTCGTAGGAGAAGGAATCCCGGTCCAGGTCGCGTCCGCCGGTCAGGTTTCACAGGCCGCGAATGTTTCCGCCACGACGCTTTACACCGTTCCGGCCGGTGGTGCTGGGTGGTATCGCGTGTCTGCGCAGGCCGTTGTGACTCAGGCTGCGACATCGTCGTCGACGCTGCCTAATGTTGGGGTGACGTGGACCGACAATGATTCCGGTGTCGCACTGTCCGCGACCACGATGACGCCGACTAACACGGCTAATGCTCCGGGCGCCTTCGGCCTGGGATCGCAGATGATGTATGTCAAGGCCGGCACGAACATCCAGTACCTGACGAGCAACTACGCGTCGTCCGGCGCCACGCCGATGCAATACGCAGTGCGCGCGCGTCTCGAATTTCTCGGGTGACCCATGAAGCGTTTCTTTGCGCGCACGACCCCGTGGCACACGGTGCAGACCGGCGACCTGATGGATTGCCTGACTCCATCGGTACGGGCAGCCGTGATAGCTCATGAAATGGGGCATCTGAAGCATTGGCATGCCGAGAAGCGGCTGCTGTGGTTTTTGACATTGCGCGTGCTCTGGGACTGGCAGGGATTCCTGCAGATGTGCGAAGAGCAGGAATTGGAGGCGGATCGCTACGCCCGCAGCACGGGGCACGGTCTTGGACTGAGGATGTTCCTCGTCGCGCATGGTCATCGGCGCAAGCAACTGGGCTATCCGTGCCTGCATAAACGACTGGAGGCCCTGAATGGCTGACGCATTCCGGATCACTCCGCCTCAGGTTCGCGCCGAGGGGAAGGACGTTCCGCCGGAGCAGATTCAGGCGGGCTTCAATGCTCTCGCGCAGCAGGTTACCGTCGCGCTAAACAGCGTGGCCAGTGATCCTACGGGGCCCGCTGGCGGTGATCTCTCAGGCACGTATCCGAATCCGACCGTGTCGGGTGTGAACGGATCGCCGGCCGGCACGATGGCGAACCAGAACGCAAGTGCTGTTGCGATCACGGGCGGCACGATCTCAGGCGTTACGCTCTCGACGAGCACTGCTATCGCGGCCACGAGCGGAGGAACCGGACGCAATGCACTGACGGCGAATGCAGTTCTGATCGGTGAGGGTTCGAGCCCGGTGAACTTTGCGGCGCCGGGAGCATCGGGAACTATCCTCGCATCGACCGGCACGAATGCCGATCCGTCGTTCCAGACCAAAGCGTCCCTCACCATCGCATCGAGCGGCGCGAACTCCGACATAACCAGCCTCTCCGGATTGACGACCGCCCTGTCTGTCGCGCAAGGGGGGACGGGGCGCCAGACGCTAACTGCTCATGGTGTGCTGCTCGGCGAAGGAACGGCCGCGATCAACCAGACAACGGCCGGCACATCGGGGCAGCCGCTTCTCTCCGGCGGCGCTTCCGCAGATCCGAACTGGGGAACGCTTACACCCTCATTCGGCGGAACAGGTCTCACGACGATCACGGCTCACGGCGTGATGATCGGCGAAGGGACGAGCAACGTCGCCACAGTTGCGCCGTCCACTGCCGGTCAGGCATTGATCAGCGCGGGCGCAACTTCTGATCCTGTTTTTGGATACCCGACCGGTGCATTGATCAATGTGCAGCGTTTCACATCGAGCGGCACATACACGCCGACTGCGGGAACGAATAGCGTCATCGTCGAGATTCAGGGCGGCGGCGGTTCGGGCGGTGGGGCTGTGCTGACGGGTTCCGGTCAGATTTCCTCTGGAGCCGGCGGCGGCGCGGGCGGTTACATCAAGCACCGAATGACCAGTGGCTTCTCAGGCGCGACCGTCACTATCGGTAGCGGCGGTACAGGCGCATCGGGTGCTGCTGGCGGAAACGGGGGTAACACTTCGTTCGCTGGCGTTACTGCAAATGGCGGCGGTGGTGGTGGTGTCGGGGCAGCCAGCTCTTCTACTTCTCTGGCGTCCGGAGGTACTGGCGGTGCCGCGTCCGGCGGCAGCATTCTCAATATTCCAGGTGCGAACGCCGGTGCATCGTCCTATTCATCAACTGCCATCATCGCCGGCGGTGTAGGCGCGAATTCGGTTTTGGGATCCGGCGGTTTGTATGCCGTAGGGACTACTGGTAGCGCGGGCGGTGGATTCGGCGGTGGCGGCGGTGGTACAGACAACGGAGCAAGTTCTGCCGCACTTACCGGTGGAGTTGGAGCGCCCGGCGTTGTGATCGTCTGGGAGTACGCATAACCCTTGCTTAGCACAGGAAATATTTCTACAAAGTCGCTAGTCCATCAGGAGAGCATCGTGCGCAAAATCCGTATTGCCCAAATCATCGGAGCCCTGTTTCCGGCGATCGGCCCCGGCCAGATTCCGAACATTCCGGATAACGGCACGGTGCCCGACCAGATCGGTCTTATCAACGCCATCATGGGTATCAATCCGCTTCAGGAAGCGATCTACAACGCGGACGCCGCGACTGCTTCCAAGACTCTAAGCGGAGCGGAAATGAGCGGCGCCGCTCAGGTGTTTCTCGCATTCACCGGCACGTTCGGCGCCGGCGGCGCACTGACGCTGCCGACCGTCGCAAACCTGATCGCGTCTCTGCCGTCGGTGGTTCAGGCAAATCCCGTCGGCATCACCTGGCAGTTGCGCGTTATCAACGTCGCGACGACACAGACTCTCACGATGACGACCAACACCGGGTGGACGCTGGCCGGAACGATGACCGTGTCGACCACGACGTTCCGTGATTTCGTCGTCACGATTACCAGCGCCACGACGGCCAGCCTTCAGGCGGTCGGATCGGGCAACGCTTAACAGGAATGGGCATGAGCGCACTTCTGAAAAGACTTCTTGGCTTGCTGCTTCCCGGCGTCGATGACCCGGACGCAGACTCCTCTGGCGATCCGGCAGCCGATCCGGACGCCGCTGGCGACCCACCAGCTGATCCCGGAACCGAGGACGACGAAGTCGATCTGGAGTTCGTCGAGACGCCGGCTCCCGCACGTACACGTGGAACCGAGGCGGACCGTCTCACTGCTCTCGAAGTTGAATTCGAGCGCCGTACGCGCATCGCTGCTGAGCAGAACGCGCGTCGAGAATCCCCGGTAGATACCGAGTTCCAGCGTGAAGAAGAGCGACTCCGGAATCCGGAAACCTCGGATATGGAACGCTGGCAGATTCAGGCGAACCGTACGTTGCGCCAGACCCAGGCTGAAGCGCAGCGCGCACGTATGGAAGCATCGGACCTGATGGACCGCACGCGCTTCGAATCGAAATTCAGCAGCGATCCGCGCCGCTCCAAGTACGCAGAGCGCGTCGAGGAAGCGGTCGCACAAGAACGAGCTCAGGGCCGCATCGCTTCACGTGAGGCGGTCTACTTCTACATGCTCGGCAAGGACATCGCCGACGGCAAGCTCAAGCCCAAAGCGAAAGCGCGCACGCCGGCTGCGGATGTGCCGCGCGGTCGTCCCGCGAATGCCCGTTCCGATATACCGGCGCGCGGTCGTCAGACCGAACGCGACAAACTCCGCTCGCGGCTTGAGAACCTGAATATTTAACCAGCAAGAGGAAACCATGATCACGACCCAACTGGCCCTTCTGCTGGGCCTTCTGTTCCCCGGTGTGACTAACCAGTCCACCAGTTTCACCGCCGATGTCGAGGCGTACATCCAGGAAGAAGTCGAACCGCTCGCGCGTCGCCAACTCGTCGCGTATCAGTTCGGCAAGCCCCTGAAGCTCGACACGAACCGCGGCACGACGTACACCGCGTCGCGCTACCAGCGCCTGCCGCTGCCGTATGCGCCGCTGCAGGAAGGCGTTGCGCCTCCGGGTGAAGCCATGACCCTCCAACAGGTCAGCGCCACCGCTCAGCAGTGGGGCGACCGCGTCATCATCACCGATGTCGCGAACCTGACCATCAAGCATCCGCTCTTCCAGCAGGCCTGCGAACTCGTCGGGTTGCAGTTGCCGGAAACGCTTGAGCGCAACACGATGAACACGTTGCTTTCGACCACGCAGGTGAACTACGCGAACGGCAAATCGAGCCGCGCGAACCTGCTCGCAACCGACGTGATGACGCCGCACGAGAACAACCGTATCGTCGGTTCGTTCCTCACGTACGGCGTCCCGCGTTTCATGGGCGACGAGCGCGAAGACATGATGATCGAAGCCGGCGCGTACCGTGATCCGTCGCGCTCGCCGGCCGTCATGCAGCATTACGTCGCGCTGATTCACCCGCTGTCCGCTCAGGACATGCGCGAAAACACCACCGTCGTCAACGCGTGGTCGTACAGCGACGTGAACCGACTCTACAACAACGAGCTCGGTCCGTTCGGCGGCGCGCGCTTCGTTGAGTCGAACATGATCCCCTACTGGACCGGCGCTGCCGCGATCCAGGGCACGGCATCGGCTTCGGGCGGCCAGCTCGCGACGAATGCTGGTTACCAGATCATCGTCACCGCTTCGCCCGCCCAGACGTCCGTCGAGCAGGTGATCTATCAGGTGTCGAACACGATCAGCGTGACGGGTCCGACGGGATCGATCTCGGTCGTGCTGCCGCAGCTCGCCGGCTACGTGTTCAACGTCTACCTTGGCACGTCGGCTACGCCGTCGAATCTGGCGACCGCAGTCGGTGTCGGCGTTCCGGTGACGGGTCCGCTCGCCGGCATGGCGACGCAGCTCGCACCGAACCAGACGGTGACGCTCACCGGCATCGGTGTTGCACAGACGCCGCCGGCGGCTCCGGCGACGGGTGTCAGCGTGTTCCCGACGATCTACATCGGCAACCACTCGTACGGTCAGGTTCTGCTCGAAAACCCCGAGTTCCACTACCTCACGGGCGCCGACAAGTCCGATCCGCTGAACCAGACCCGAGTCGTGTCGTGGAAGGTCTTCTACGGCTCGATCATCCTCAACCAGGCGTTTATCGCCCGCGTCGAGGCAGGCTCCGCGTTCACGCCGGGATACTCTGCCGGCACGCAGTCTTAAGGAGTAGCTGATGCCCCCGCGCAACCCGAATAGCCCGCTGGAAGGCGAAGACAAGTCGGAACAGCCGAAGCTGGAAACGACCGAAGAGCTTCAGGCGCGTATCCGCGCGCTTGAAGACGAACTCAGCCGGTCAAACGCCGCGCGCGTGATCGCCGAGGACGAGTCCGCACGTATCCAGGCTCAGGCCCAGTCGTCGCTGCTGACGACGAACGTCACCGAGCGCTTTGCCGGCGAGGAAGATGGCAAGCAGATGTGGTGGTACCGCATCGACCTCGCGCCCTGCGGCGGCACGGAAATCCGTATCAATGGAACTCCGTACTACCACGGCTCGACGTACAAGTTCGAGACCGATCTGCTGCGCAGCGTGAAGGAGATCGTCGCGCGCACGTGGTCGCACGAGAACAGCATCAACGGCGCGAACGAAAACCCCTACAAGCAGGCTCAGAACAAGGTACTCGGCAGCGGCCGCGGTATCGCGCCCTGGGCTTTCCAATAAGAGGAAACATGGAAAACACACCTGTACTCGGCAACTTCCAGATCAACCTGCCGGCGCCGAATGGCGCCAGCCTGTCGGTGAGCGGCTACATCTATGGGGATGAGTCTCTGACGTCGTTGACGGAACGCATGGACATGCTCCGCGAGGCGCTGGAGTCGCAGCAGCGCGCTCTGGAACTGCCGGTACTCGAAGAGCGTCTCGTGCAACTGGAACGCACGCGCGAACAGGTCATGTCCGCTTATGCTGATCTGCTCGAAAAGCAGAAGCAGAAGCAACTGGCGACGACGGAAAAACCGCACCTGCGCAACTACCCTCTGCAGATCAAGCAGATCGAGGAAGAGATCGCGAAGGGCCGCAGCAAGGTTGCGGAGTTCCGGAAGGCGGCATAGTGGCATACCTCCAGGCCCAACAGATCGTCGCGCGCGCCTGTGCGATCGCCAAATGCCCTGGCTTCACCCAGCAGGGCGGCATCTATCTGAACATGGTCTTGGAGGATCTGTGGCTGCATCGCGATCTGAAGATCAACCGGGTCGTGGAGTCGGTCGTTGTGGCGGCCAACAACTACGGCCCGTTCACGCTGCCCCTGAACTATCTGCGCACCTACGACCTGTTCTTCCAGCAGAACAACCTGCCGTATTTCCTGCATCCGATTTCCATTGAGGAATGGGACCAGGAGTTTAAAGACCCGTCGATCGCGAACTACCCGTACGAGTTCATGACTACCCTGCTCGACGAGACGAGCGCGCAGGCGGCTAACTCGGCGGGAAGCCTCTATATCTATCCGCAGTCTTCCGGCCAGATCACGCTGACGCACCGATACATGGTGAAGCAGCCAGACATCGTCGCGCCCGAAACATCGGCGGTCATTCCGTGGTTCCCGGATCAAGGCTATCTGATCGACGCCACCGCTGCCGGCCTGATGAAGGAATCGGACGACACGCGCTATGACTCGTTCATCGCCAGATGCGAGTCAATGCTGCGCACCCACCTGATCATGGAAGGCGACGAGCAGGCGGTCGTGAAGTCGGTACGCCTCGATCCGCGGCGCTTCCATACGAACCGGACCCTGAAGCCGACGAAGATCACGGACTAGGAGCGGACATGGCTATTCGCAATGGCAAGCCGGTTCGCTTCACGCCGAAAGGCCTCTGTGATGCTTTTGACGCCACAGACGCCTTCCCAGGCGCATGCCAGCTTCTATCCAATCTCGTATTCGACCAGGGCAATCCTGAACTCGTGGTGTCGCGCCCGGGTGTAGGTGCTGCGGATACCACGTTCTCTGGTTTCACCACGCCGACCTATGTGTCGGTCTATATCGTCGTGGCCAACGTCGCCTACGGGATGGTGTCGAGCGCACGCAATCCCGGCCACGACGAGCCGTTTGCCTACAACATCGTCACCAACACGTTCATCACGATCTCTGGAGTGACCTCGGGCAATACACCGACCTCACCCGCAACAAGTGGACCGTGGACGCCACCGACGATGGCCGTCGTAAGCACGAAGATTCTTGTGACGCACCCGGGGTTTAGCGGTACCGGATCGAACTTCTTCGGCGTGATCGACATCACGACACCTTCGTCGCCGGCGTGGTCCGCGACTAACACAGCGACGAATGCGCTCCCAGGTGTGCCGACGGCGGTCGCGAACTTCAATAACCGCGCGCACTTCGCGGTGGGGAACGTCGATTATTTCAGCGATGTGCTTGTGCCGACGACTCGGACCAACGCGACTCAGTCCGTTACGGTGGGCGACACGACGCCAATTACCGCGTTCTCTGGTCTGCCGGTGCAGACGACGTCGGCCGGCGTGATTGGCGCGCTCGTGGTTTTCAAGGCCTCTCAGATCTGGCAGGTGACGGGCGATCCGACGACCAACAATCTCGCGCTGAATTACATCACGCTCACGACCGGATGCTCTTCTCCTCGGAGCGTCGTGCAGGGCCCGTTCGGCATCTTCTTCGCGGGGCTAGATGCGCCGTACATCCTGAATTTTCTGGGAACTCTGGTGCCGTTGTCGAGCCGGCCGGGAACCGACTTTCCCGCTGATCTTCAGGTGCCGTTCCAGAACTGCACGGAGCCGACTCGTGTAACAGCCGCTTTCGCCGGGAACATCTATCGGGTGTGCGTGCCGACGCTTATCCTCGGACAGGCGCAGACCAACGACTACTGGTACGACATTCGCCGGAAACGCTGGACCGGTCCGCACACGTTCAGTTACGACTGCGCCGCGCAGTTCGGCAACGCTTTCCTGCTGTCGTCCCCAGCCCAGGGCGCCGCGTTGTTCGTGAGCACGACGATTCCGACGTCGAACAGCACCTATTCCGATGCTGGAACACCCATCGTCAGCCATATGCGCTCTTCGAATTTCCCGAAGACGGGGCACATGGCAGAAGTGCAGGTGGTGGAATCGACGATCGAGCTCGCGTCCACCGGCTCTCCCGTGAATTTCAACATCACGGCCACTAACGATCAGGGCACGACGATTCAGACGACGTTTATCCAGACGCCTTCGTCCGGATCGCAATGGGGCGCTTTCAACTGGGGCGCGGCGAACTGGTCGTCGAACGTCAGCATTCCGCACGTCTACACGATCCCATGGCCGGCCGCTCTTGTGTTCCAGAAAATGTCGATCGACGTGAGTGTGACGCCGGTCAATGAGGTGTCGATCGGGACGTTCTTTGCCCGGTATCAGGACACCGGCTATACGAACCAGAGGTAATCATGTCGATAATTGGCGCACTACCCAACAACCTCGCGAACGGCACGACTGCGGATGCTTCCCAGGTCATGGCGGATTTGAACTTCATCGTCAACCAGGTCAATGCAAATGCGTCTCCCATCGGAACGCTGACTGCTCCGTCCGGGACCCGCATGGCGTTCCATCAGACGGCCGCGCCGGCGGGATGGACGATCGATACGACCATCACTAATCACACATGTCTGTACACGTCGTCAGGCGGCGGCATCGTCAACACCGGTTCGGGGTATTCCTCGTTTGTATCGAGCGGATGGTTCACCGATCTGCATACCTTGACAGTATCGGAACTCCCGTCCCACACGCACAACGTGCCAATTATTACCGGTAGCGGCGTTCAGTCCGGCGCCATTGGTGGCGGGAATTTCACCGGCGGGAATGCTTCCACCGACAACGGAACCGGCGGCAACCAGGGCCATCAGCACAACATCACGACCAAATTCCAGTACATCAGCATGTGCGTGGCGCAGAAATCATGACCAAAAAGTGTCCTCTCCTGAAGAAAGCCTGCATTGAGTCCGACTGCGCGTTCTGGACGCACATGCTCGGCATGCATCCACAGACGGGGGCTCCGGTGGATCAATGGGGCTGTGCGGTCACGTGGCTGCCGCTATTGCTGGTCGAAAACTCGCGCCACGCGCGCGGCGTGCAGGCGGCGGTGGAATCCGCACGGAACGAGATCACGGCGCGGCAGGATGTCTTGAACTGCGCGGTGAGAGTAGCGCGCCAGTCGGCTAACCAGGTGGAAGGTGGGCAGCATGAACAGTTACGCGATCGTTGAAAACGGTGTCGTCTCCAACGTGATCCTTTGGGACGGACAGACAGAATGGACGCCGCCGCCCGGATCAACCGTGATGAAGCTCGCCGACGGGATTGAATGCGGTCCGGGCTATACCTTCGACGGAACCAACTTTATTGCGCCGCCGGCGCCTCCGCCTCAGATTTTCTGAAGCCTTTTGTTACGGGGGAAAAAAATGGACGATAAGCGCACTTTGAGCGAGGCCGACGTCAGAGCGATCGCCGAGCAGATCGAAAGAGGCATCACCCAGCGGTTTCAACTGAATGTCGGCCGCGGCGTCCTCGGATTCGCGTGGAAGGTGGTTCTCTATGCGCTGATCTGCCTCGCCGCTTACGGCGCCGGAGGTGGCTTCAAGAAGTTTCTCTAGGAGAAGGTGATGAGCATCTGGTCAGCAATCGAAAGCGAATTCAACTCGATCATCGCGGATGCGCGCTCGGTTCCCGAGAAGCTAGCCGCGCTCGTTGACCTGCATGGCAAGGCTCAAGGTCTCGCCGGAATCGAAACGGCCGTGACCACGATCATCGAGGACACGACCAAGGCGACCGAGGAAAAGGTCACTGCGATCATGCAGGCGGTGGGCAAGCTGTGAGTTCGTTCGATGACGCCTTCGTGTCCCTCATGGGTAACGAAGGCGGCTACTCGAATAACCCGGCCGATCCGGGCGGTGAAACCATGTGGGGCATCACCGCCCGAGTGGCGCGCGCGAACGGCTATATGGGCGACATGCGCCTGTTGCCTCAGTCCGTGGCGAAGCAGATCGCGAAGATGGTCTATTGGGACCCGTATTACTGCGACCAGTTCGACCCGCGCGTGGCTTTTCAGGTGTTCGATGCGGCATACAACGGCGGCAAGCCTGCTACGTGGCTCCAGACCGCCGCCGGCGTCGAGGTGGACGGACATATCGGGCCGGTCACCATCGCAGCGGTGAACAGGTCGGACGCGCGCCAGATCGTGATGCGCTTTCTCGCCTACCGCCTGAAGTATCTCGGCGATCTGCCCACGTGGCCGTCATTTGGCCACGGATGGGCGAATCGTATTGCAGGAAACCTGATTAAAGGAGCCGCATGATGGCCCTCGATCCGATTACCGCAGTGTCCAACGTGGTGGGCGGCATCATTGACCGCCTGTGGCCAGATCCTGCCCAGGCAGCCGCAGCCAAACTGCAACTCCTGCAGCTTCAGCAGACGGGAGAGCTCGCGCAGATCACCGGCCAGATGCAGATCAATCAGGTCGAGGCGCAAAGCACCGACCCGCTTCAGCACTGGCGCGGTGGGCTAGGCTGGGTATGCGTTGCCGGCTATTTCTGGAACTACGTGCTGGAGCCGGTGCTCGGCGCAGCTGCCGTTTTCATGAATCACCCGGTTGTCCTTTCGAAGATGGACATGAGTGAGCTTTCCACGCTCACGCTCGGCATGCTAGGCCTGGGCGGCCTGCATGTGGCCGAAAGAATCAAGGGCGCCACGAAATGAAAAACTTCCTCAAGATTGCACAGGGCGTTGATGTGTTGCCGCTGGCTCTCGAACTGCATCAGCATCCGGAGCTGTGGAATGTCGATGCCGAAAGGCTCGGTCCTAATGGTCCGCACCATGAAAGCGACGACATATGGATCCGGTACAACGACAAGACCGAATACCTGAAGTCGGGCGACTGGTCGCATTTCAACGATGAGCACGACGCGATCTGGTATCCCGCGTTCTACGCGCTGCCATCGGTGCGCAAGCTCGTGTTCGATCTGGCGCGCCGAGTCGAAGCCGAACGCATCGGTGGGATATTCATCTGGCGGGTTCAGCCTGGAAAGAAGATTTATCCGCACAAGGACTTCGGCTGGCACGTCAACTACTACGACAAGTTCAACATCTGCATCCAGAGCGCACCGGGTGCGGCCTTTGTGTACGAAGGCGAAGCGATCGAAGACAGGCCGGGCGACGTCCACCGGTTCATCAATACGGTAGATCACTCGGTCGTCAACACGAGCGCCGAGGATTACATCGTGATGTGCGTGTGCCTGAAGGTGCATGACTACCGGAAACGGTATGTGCGCCAGTCGAAGAAGGCGGCGGCATGAGCACGCTTTTCGGCGCCACGTCCGCGCTCGTTATCCGCGATCAGGAAGAGGTCGATGCCGCGCTCGGCGTCGTTCATTACTTTCCGACCGAAGGTAACCCGGTGTACATGCGCCGCATGCGCGCCGAAGCGGGACAGGTCATTGGTTCACACCGCCATCGCTACGAGCATTACAGCGTGCTGTGCTCGGGGAAGGTCCGCGCCGAGTTCGACGGCGAAGTGGAAGAGTGCGAAGGACCGGCAGTGATGGTGGTTCCGGCCGGCGTCGAACACCGCATTACTGCCCTGACCGACATCGTTTGGATATGCGTTCACGGTACGTCGGAAATGGACCGGGAAAGCGTTGATGAAGTGCTGATAGGAGAGTGATATGCCCGCCGCCTGGATTGGAGCCGGCGCCGCAGTCCTGGGAGCGGTCGGTTCGATGTCGAACAGCCCCTCCACTTCCGGAGGCGGCCCGAGCTATTACATTCCGACTGGTCTTTCAGATGCCGATACTACGTGGCAAAACATTCTGACGGGCGAGCGTAACAATGCTGGGTCAGTCTATAACGGCGATCTGTTGCCTTATTACCAGAACTCGCTAAATCTCGGATCCAATGCCTGGAATACGTACGGTCCCGCATACCAGAACGCAGCGAACACCGCCGGTACCACGTACAGCACGATCGCTGGCGACATGTCGACGCAGGCGCTGCAGAATTGGGGTACCCAGAAAGATCTACTCGGCGCTGGTCAGCAGGTATTCAATCTTGGGCTCGACCCACAAAGCGCGCTATATGGCCGCACTGTCCAGCAATTGCAGGACCAGACAGGCGCAACCAATTCTATGTACGGGCTAGGGTCGTCGGCTGCCGGTGCTGGGGCAGCCAACCAGGTTCTGTCGAACTTCAATATCGACTGGCAGAACAATCAGCTCTCTCGCGCCCTGCAGGGTCTTCAGGGGTACGCGGGAGCTGCCAACACAGCTGGAAGTTACGGTCAGCTTGCTGATAGTCAGGCCGCGCTGATCCCGCAGTATCAACTGGCCAGCGGGCAGATTCCATATTCGACTGCTCAGGGCATCGCTGCGGTGCCCGGGCAACTTGCCGGTCAATACGCTTCGGGCATTGAGCAGGGACCGCTGGCGGCCGGCTCCAGCATCATGAGCCAGATCATTCCGTACATGAATTACGGCCAGGGTGCGCAGGCTGTGCCGTTCCAGGCGCAGGCGCAAAGTGCAGGCGCGCTCGGCAGCATGATTACCCAGGGAGTCAATGGCATCGGCAACGCCGTTCAGAACAATGGCGGTTTCAGCAACCTGTTCAGCAACGGCACGACCGGATCGTTCGGGGGCGGCGATTTCAGTGGAGCGTTTTCATCGAGCCCGTACTATCAGGGTGGCGGGAATAGCTACGGCTTCACGCTGCAGTGAGGTGAACCATGGCAGGGATTTTAGGACTTCCGTACTACCTCCAGTATCAGGAGCAGGCCCAACAGCAGGCTCTGCAGCGTCAGTACGCGCAGATGCAGATGCAGCAGTTCCAGCAACAGCAGCAGGACCGTCAGCGTCAGCAGGCCGCGCTCGCTGCCGCGGGAAATGCGTTGCCTCAATTGCTCGCGGGTCAACAGCAACCTCCGCAGCAGATCTCTCCTCCGCCGCAACCTCCGGCACCTGGGCAGCCGTCCGTTTCCGCGCAACCTGCTCCGCAAGGTGGCGGTATGCCGTTGCCTGCGGGACCTGTTCCTGGTCAGATTCCTCCTATTCCTCAGGGTGGTGCGAAGGGCGCAATTCCGCCCCCTGGGTTGCCGCCGTTCAAGCCGATGCCAACGTCTGCTTCTCCCGCACAGGCAGAGCCTGCTGCTATTCCCGCACCGCCTTCGCCGCAACCGCAGCAGCCGTCTGGTCCGTTGACGCTGGAGGGGGCGGTGAAGGTCCTGAAGGATCAGGGTCTGAGCGGCGCCGATCTGATGATGGGCTTGCAGCAGCTCACGCCGATTCTCGATTCTCAGGCGAAAGCACAGGCCGCACAGATCCAGATGAGATTCGAGCAGGAAATGAAGTTGCAGGCCGTGCGCGACCGGCACGATTCACTGGAGGAACGACGCCGTGAAGCTGACCAGAGATCAGAAGATCGTGCGCTCGATCGTGCGGACCGCGCGCAGGCGCGCGCTGAGTCGAATGCTCTGCGTGCTGAATCAATTGCGCTGCGCAAACAGACCATCGCGCTAGCCAATGGCGACGACGCCAGGTTCTCCCCGGACGACCTGAAGTTTCTGGCTGAGCAGGCGCGTGCCGGCGACACGTCGGTGTATCAGAACCTCGGCCGCGGCGCGCAGGGCGCGAAGAACATCATTGCTCTTCGCCGCGAGGTGATGCGTCAGGAGCGCGAGGCGGGCGGTACCGGCGCGGACGTCGCAGCCGCTAACGCAGGATTCCAGGGCGAGAAGGCAGCGGCGCGCACTGGCGCCACGCGTGCGGCAAACATCGGTATGGCCGTGGCCGAAGCGCAGAAGACATTCCCGCTCGTGCGGGAGGCGTCGGCCGCGCTGCCCCGCACGCAGTTCGTTCCTGCAAACCGCGCGATGCAGGCCGCCCAAACGAACACAGGCGACCCGCGCGTCGTCGCGCTCGGCACGGCGCTGAACACGTCGGTGAATGCCTATGCGCGCGCGATCAGCCCGACCGGCGTGCCGACGGTGTCGGACAAGGAGCACGCGCGTGAACTGCTATCCACCGCGAGCACGCCCGAGCAACTCGACGCAGTGCTCACGATGATGGAGAAGGAAATGGCCGCCGCGCGGCAGGCGCCGACCGAAGTCCAGGCGCAGCAGAAAGCGCGAATCTCTGGCCGCGGTGAAGGGGCGCCGGCTGTCGGCACGGTCGAAGGAGGCTACCGGTTCAAGGGCGGCGATCCGTCCAAGCAAAGCAACTGGGAGAAGATGTGATGGGTCCGTGGGAGAAATACGCGCAGGACACCGCCGCGTCCACTACGGGACCTTGGGACAAGTACGGCGCCGCGCCTACTGTGAAGCCTGCGACCGGGCTCGAGAAACTGCCGCCTGACACGCCTGCACCGAAAGCGCCGGAGCATGCCGACAGCATTGCTAACAAACTGCTCGGGATCGGTGAGGCAGGGCTATCTGTCGCGTCGTCCATTCCCGCCGGCATTGCGGGTCAGGTGTATGGAATCGGCAAGACTCTCACCAGCGGAAAATACGGTACACAGGCAGGCATTCAGGAAGGCGAGAAGGCTGGTGTTGATCTGGCTAACCGGATGACCTACCAGCCGCGTACGCAGACCGGCCGCGACCTCGTAGAGGGTGCAGGACGGGCAATGGACGCGAGCCGCTTGCAGGGTCTACCTGTTGAGGGGCCGATGCTTGCGCGCATCCCCGAGGTGCCGCGTGGTGTACTGGCCGCTGGCGAAGGTACCGCGGGCGCCGCACGTGGCGTCGGACAGGTTGCGGGTAGAGCTGCGCAGGGCGTTGGACGAGCTGCCGTCAATCAGTTACCCGACGTCGATCCCCAGACTTTGCAGCTCGCTCGACAGGCGCACAGCATGGGCTTCCGTCTCACCCCCGATATGGTCTACGGGAACAAGTACGCGCGCGGCGCTGGCGAACTGGCGCAGGACAACCCATTTGTCGGAAAAACCGTGCGCGAGCACAACCAGCAGGTATTCAATTCCCATCTTGTCAACGCGATCGGTGGCGAAGGCGACAAACTCACGCGAAAGACGTTTGCCGAAGCAATGGACAGATCCGGCAATACCATTGGATCCATAGCTGAAAAGTACCCGCTCCCGATCGATCAGTCGTTTGTTGCGAAACTTCGTGAGAACGGTGCTAACCAGTTGCCGGAAGTGCGTGGCGTGATTGAAAAGTACGCAGACCAGATCGACCGCGCGGCGGGGAAGCCGGAAAAGCTCCTGGGAGGTGGACGAACTGCAGCGCCTCGTGAGCTTCCTGGACCAGTGTTCCGCCGCATCAATACGGCGCTCTCCAAGCAGATTAGAGGAACGACGAACGGGGATTTGCGTACCGCACTGCTTGGTCTGCAGGATGATCTTCTGGAAGAGCGCTCGAAGTATATGAGCCAGTCGGACCTCGATGCATATAACGAGGCCCGCAGGCAGTATGCCATCGGCAGCGCTCTCGAACCGCTTGTCGCAAAGTCCGCGACTGGAAACGTCTCGCCAGCCGCGTTACTGGGCGTCGTGACGAAAAACGCAGCCGGCAAGTCGGCGATGGCCCGCGGCACAGCCGGCCAGATGGGCGTGTTGGCGGACATCAGTCAGCGCTTCCTGAAAGAGCAGCCGTCCAGCGGGACCGCAGAGCGCTCGCTGATGCAGAACCTGCTGACCCACCCGATCGGAGCGCTTGCCGCCGGCGGCACTGCGGCGCTGACTGCGCCGGTGGCCGCTGCATACAACCGGTACAGCCCGAGCGTCACGAATATGCTTATCGAAAGGCCACCTGCACCGTGAGAATCCTTGCGATCGACGTCGGATCCAATTGCCTTGACTGGCTTATGCGATGCCAGCAATGGGGGCATGAAGTCCGCTGGTACGACAAACCTCGAACTGATGGCACTGACCGGCACGCGGGCGAGGGCATCGTGCCGAAGATCCGCGACTACGACGAACTGCGCCGCAAGTGGCTTGGATGGCCCGACCTGATCTATACGCCCGACAACACGCACTATCTCGACATGCTCGAGCCGTTCCGGCGCATCGGCTATCCGATCTTCGGCTGCAACCTTGCTGCGGTGGAATGGGAGCTTGATCGCGAAGTGGGTCAGAAGGTGATGGAAGAGTGCGGCATGCGCATCATCCCGGGCAAGACGTTCCACGATTACGATTCGGCGATCGCCTACGTGAAGAAGGAGGCGAAGCCGTTCGTGTCCAAACCCTCCGGAGACGGCGAGCGGGCTATGTCCTACGTGTCGAACAGCGCGGCCGATATGGTGTACATGCTGCAGCGCTGGAAGAAGATCGACAAGTACCGCGCGGCGGCGAAACAGGACGGGTTCATCATGCAGGAGAAGATCGACGGCATTGAGATGGCCGTCGGCGGGTTCTTCGGCCCGGACGGCTGGTCGAAAGGCTGGATAGAGAACTTTGAAAACAAGAAGCTGATGAATGGCGACCTCGGCGTGAATACGGGGGAAATGGGCACTACGGTACGAGTCGTGCGCCAGTCCAAGCTAGCCGACGAGGTGCTGAAGCCCGCCACCGAGCATCTGCACCGCATCGGCTATGTCGGGTACGTCGATGTCAACTGCATGATCCCGACCGACGGCAAGGGACCGTTCCCGCTCGAATGGACCATGCGCGACGGCTGGCCGATCCGTCACAACCTGACCGCGCTGATCGAAGGTGACCCGGCGCAGTGGATGGTGGACAAGCTCAACGGGCGCGACACGCTGAAGCTTCGCATGGATGAAGTATGCGTTTCTGTCCTCATGGCGCTTCCCGACTTTCCGTACTCGAAGATCACGAACAAGGAGCTGTGCGGCATTCCGATCTACGGCGCCGAAGACATGGAGCACATCCATTTCTCGGAAGTAATGATGGGCGTCGCGCCGCGCGAGGTGAATGGGAAGGTGGTTGACCTGCCTGGACCGGTGACGGCCGGCGACTATGTCCTGATCTGCACCGGCACGGGCGAGACGATCACCGGCGCGCGTCGCTCCGCGTACAGCGCAATCAGGAAGGTCAAGATCCCGAATAGTCCGTTCTACCGCACGGACATCGGCGTCGGCCGGCTGAAGAAGCAATTGCCTGAGTTGCAGAGCATGGGCTACGCGAAAGGTCTGGGGTATTGATATGCGACGAGCACTTCGCGCGGGCCTAATTTCGGAGCAGTCGATCAAGGAAGCGCTGACCGAATCCAAGGGCGACATCTTTCTCGCGGCTTCAACGCTCGATTGCACGGCTCAGGAACTGGATCGGTACATCCGTAATTCTGCTGAGCTGCAGAATTACGCTGCGGCAATCGAGAAGGTCAAGGTCGATCCAGCATATTCCCGCATGAGCAATGAGCAGTTCGAAAGCGAACTGGCTGACCTGACCCGCGCGTATCGCGTAGTGGGGCTTCAGGAGTTGCACGAGCTCGCGACCATGGATCATGGAGATAGCGCGGCGATGGCGAAGGTAAAGCTCCAGGCCGCCATTTCCCTGCGTGGTGGTGCGCCGGCTGCCGTCGGCGACCGCGAGATCGAACACGCGCTGAGCGAACTAAACCAGCTCTACCACCTGAACGCGCCTCGGATCAAACAGGTTCGCCAGACGACTATCACGTTTGAAGATGGTCGGGAAGTGTCTCAACCAGTGATCGAACTTCGGCCAGATCCGCAATAG